ACACCAAGACTAAAAGTCTTGATGCAGTTATCACCAGAACTAGAAGACCTAGAAAATGCTAAAGCTGGTATGATTTATAATACAGTTACTAATGAATTGTATGATGGATCAAAAGGTATTCGTGTTCTACCATGTGCGTATCAACGTCAATACGTTGAGTGGGCTGACAGAGGACAAGGATCGGGTGCTCCGATTAATGTCTATGATGCTTCAAGTGACATTTTGACAAAAACTACACGTGATGAAAACAATAAAGACCGTCTAGAAAACGGAAACTATATTGAAACGTGTGGTAACCACTATGTACTACTCGTTGGTGACAATGGAGATGCAACTCCTGCATTACTTACGATGAAAGCTACACAGCTTAAAAAAAGTAGAAAGTGGAATTCTATGTTACTTAATCTTAAATTAAGTGGTAAGAATGGACTATTTACTCCACCATCTTACAGTCACTTTTATCGACTTAAAACTACAAAAGAAGGTAATGATAAGGGTAATTGGTATGGTTGGGAGATTAGTAGAGAATCTCAACTTGAGGATGCTAACCTTTATAATATAGCTAAAGCATTTGCTGAAAGCGTAAATAAAGGTGAAGTTAAAGTTAAGTATGAAGAAGAATCTTCTACTACTGATCAAAAGGTTCCTTTTTAACTAACACGGGGCGGAGAAATCCGCCCCTTTTAATTTATGAGAGTATATGGAAGAAAGAGTAAAAAAGTTTAAGAGTATATTTTATGGATTAGACCGTGCTTATGGTCAGTATAAAAGTGATGGACAATTAGTAAACGGTAAAGCCGGTGGTAAAGCTTTTATATTAAAGAAGCCTGTTACAGATCAGTTATGGATTGATCATATAGAGGGAAAAGATCCTAGTCTTGGTATTATACCAATAAGGGATAATTCAACATGCACATGGGGTTGTATAGATATAGATACATATCCGTTAGATCATAAAAAAATATTAAGAAAAATAAGAGATTTAGAATTACCTTTAGTCATATGTAGGTCAAAAAGTGGCGGTGCACATGTATTTATTTTTTTAAAAGAACCCGTGCAAGCAAAATTAATTCGTGATAAATTACAAGAATGGGCAGGAGAATTAGGTTATGCAAATTGTGAAATATTTCCAAAACAAATTGAGATACAAGCGGATCGTGGAGACACTGGAAACTTTCTTAATCTTCCCTATCACGGTGGTAATGATTCTATGCGTCATGGCTTTAGTGACGATGGGAGCGCTAGTAGTCTTGATGATTTCTTTTCTTTATATGATACTTATTGTACGACCGAAGAAAGTTTAAAAAATTTTAAATTAAAAAGAAAAAATGACATTGAATTAAATGATGGACCTCCTTGTTTATCAACACTGATGTCACAAGGAATACCACCTGGAGGGAGAGATAATACTTTGTATCAATACGCTGTATATGCAAAAAAGAAATGGCCAGATGATTGGTCAGCAAAGATAGAAGAATTTAATTATAAATATATGGAGTCACCTTTACCAGCACAACAAGTTTTAAAAACAATAAGACAGCATGAGAAAAAAGATTATCAGTATAAATGTAAAGACCAACCTATGTGCGCTGTATGTTCTTTAAATATTTGTAAGGGTAAACAATACGGTGTGGGTAATACATTTGAACATCAAGTTAGTGATTTAACAAAGTATGAAAGTGATGAATCAACGTGGTTTTTAAATATAGATGGTAGAAGATTAAAATTATCAACAGATCAGTTGTATGATCAACATAAATTTAGACGTGCTTGTATGAATGAAATAAATGTCATGCCTAATATGATGAGACCGAATGATTGGGATAGTAGGCTACAATCATTATTAGATAATGTTGAAGTTATACAAATGCCACATGAAATTACAAAGACAGGTAGGTTTGAAAGTTTATTAGAAAGATTTTTAGAGGATCAAGGAGAAGCAGAGCATGTCGATGAAATTGATATGGGTAAAGCTTTGTTTGAGCAAAAAGATTACACTGATAAAATAAAAGATGAGAAGGGTGAAAGAGAAATAACTGTGAAAAAAATGACTGCTTATTTTAAATCAGAATGGTTACAAAAGTTTTTAAAAAGAAATGATTTTAAAGATTTTAGTACAACTGAAATGGCTGCCCACATTAGAAATAAATTAGGCGGCGGTGATACAAGAAGAAAAATAAAAGGTAAGACAGCTTATCTTTGGTTTGTTCCTTGGATAAGAAAAAACAGTGATGAGTTTTCTACACCAGACATGGGAGAGGAGACACCGTTTTGAGGAATATTATTTTCGGACCACCAGGCACAGGTAAAACGACACACTTGCTACGCATTGTAGAAAAAGAATTACGTGAAAATAAAGTTAATCCAAATAAGATTGCGTATCTTGCTTTTACAAATCAAGCAGCAGATGAGGCATTGTCGCGTGCTATTTCACAATTAAATTATAATACAAAAGACTTTATGAACTTTCGTACACTGCATAGTTTAGCGTACAGAGAGTTACATTTAAAAGAAGAAAACATTATGAGTGATGATGATTATTCTCATCTATCGGATAAATTACAAATAAAATTAAGTAATCCAAATAAAAACTTTAAGGCTTATGGTACAAGTTTTCCAGATGATGTGTTTATGCAAGTCATTGATGGCGCAAAGATACGAGGACTTACAACAGAAAACTTTTTTAATGATCCAAGTATCGGACATCTACCAGGCGGTATTTTAAAATTAAAATATATTGATGAAGCATTAATTAAATACAAAAGATCTAGAAATAAATATGACATGACAGATATGATTGTTGATTTTAATAAAAAACATTATGACCTTATGCCAAGTTTTGATGTTGTTATTATTGATGAAGCACAAGATTTAAGTTGGTTACAATGGAAAATGGTTGAACGTGTTGTGAGTAATGCAAAACGTGTTTATGTAGCAGGTGATGATGATCAAGCTATTTATCGTTGGGCAGGTGCAAGACCAGAATACTTAATGAATATGGAAGGCACACGAACAATATTAAATAAATCATATCGTTTATCACAAGCTATTCATGCAAAAGCTAATAAACTTATTAAACGTATAGAAGATAGAGTTGATAAAGAATGGACAGCGCGTGATGAAAAAGGGCAAGTAAATATACATCCTGTTGAACAATTACAAAAAATGAAAGAAGGAGAATGGTTAATACTTGCAAGAGATAGATATCGTTTAGATAAGTTAGAAGAAGATTTAAAAATTTATGGTTACTTCTTTGAGCGAGGAGATAGAACATCTATTAATAAACGTGTGCATGAAGCAATACTTGCATGGGAAGATATACGAAGAGGGAAAGCACTTGACGTTAAAAGAGTAAAAGCTTTTTATAATTATATTAAAACAGGAACCGGTGTTGATAAAGAATATAAATCAATGAAGAATATTGATAAAGAAAAATTATTTACTTATGAAGTATTAACAAAAGACTATGGATTAAAATTAGATAAAGAATTACCTTGGTTCAAAGCACTAGAAAATATTCCAGATGAAAAAAGAACTTATGTACGTATGTGTTTACGTCGTAAAGAAAACATTAGACGCGCACCACGGATCAAATTGTCAACGATACACGGATCAAAAGGTGGTGAAGCAGATAATGTTATGCTATTAACAGATTTATCTTTTAAGACTGATGCAGAGTATTGGAAAAAAAGAGATGAAGAAAGACGTGTATTCTATGTGGGAATGACGCGTGCAAGAAATACTTTAAACATTGTTCGATCACAATCGGACAGAGAATTTACGGAGGCATTTTAATGTTTACAATAGAGACTGCTTTAAAGCAGGTCAATGTAACAGAAAAGCAAGTAAAAAAAATACGTGCTGAGTTACCAAAACTAAATCGTGAAAAAGTCGATGCACAGTTGAAGATATTACTACTTGATTTACAACTGCTAACAAATGATTTACGGTCTATAAAACCAAAGGAGAAAGATGAAAACTAAAGAATATTTAGATAGAGCAGCAAAAATAGTTACCGGTCAAAGACAATTTGATTATGGAAATAAATATGAAAATCATAAAAATATTTCTGATTTGTGGAGTGCTTACTTAGGTAAAGAAGTATCGGCACATGATGTAGCTATATGTATGTTGCTTGTCAAAGTAGCAAGACTTAAACATAGAACCACAGAAGATTGTTACATAGACATGGCGGGATATGCAGCAATTGCTGGTGAAAT